AGACCACTGATAAGGAGGTCTGACAGCGTAAGGCTCCGTATCCCTTGCCCAATGAAGCTCCCAAGGGAAAAGGGCGCGTAGCTGGGGGCTTGAGTTTCAGAGGGCAGCCCGTATGTTGCCTCTGCGCGGTCGGCCGCGCGGTTCGCTTCGTGGAAAGCCTCGAAAGAATACTCCGCGTCGGTGTTTACGTCGGAAACATCGACAGGTGGCGAGCCTTGATCTTCATCGCCGTTGCCGCCGTTGCCGCCGTTGCCACCGCCACCATCACCCCAGCACATCAGGCACCCAGCCTTCTCTTGCCGACTCTGGCTTTGGTGGTGTCACCGAGCGGGCCTGTCATTATGGTCGAGGCGCGGCCTTTGGCGAGAGCGGCACGGCGTCGGCGGGCATCGCCACGCTTGCCGGCCTCTGGATCAGACGCTGACGGCACCGGCGGCGGCGGGAGTAGGGGCGGTGGCGGGGGAATTGCCGGCGCCGAGAAAAAGCACATCTTCACGCTCCAATCTAGACTTCGTTATCGAATAGCAGTGGTAAGTTTTGCCGGCCGACGAATAGTCTTCGACCGTTGCCTCTCTAATGAAACCAAAAGCTTCTAACCATTGATGGGCTGTGTCGTGACCATCCATCGACCAGCAATCCAGGCGCACGGGCTGGTAATGGCTTATTTCGACCATCATCTGCCGGCGCACAAATTTGGTGACCGATAGCGCCACCTTGATCCACTTGGGGGTGGCGAACATCCAGACCAACCAGACTTTCGGGAACCTCTCGGTGCCGCCGAAGGCGACAACGGGTTCAGCGTCGAGCAAGGCGACAAATTTAATTTTCGATTGGCAACTAGCCGCCGCCAGGTTTTCCGGCGTCGGGTTCCACAGATGTGGGTATATTTCCTCAGCGTCCTGTTGCCGCATACGCCGCGCCACATACACCGCGTCGGCGTAACAGGCCGGGACTATCTCAACCGAACGCGCCATCGCCGCTGTCGATCACGGGGCGCCCATCCATCATCAATCCGGTCTTCGCCATTTGCGCGATGTCGGTATTCTCGTCGCCGTCTCGCAGCCCCACCGCGAGATAGCGAAATGCGTCGGCGAAGTGGCTCGACCAGTCGTGGTTGGGCCGGCTGTTCCATTCGCCGGTGCGGTCATTCATGGTACGGTGGTAATGACGCATCGCCTTCAGCAGCGGCGCCGTGTTCCCCCGGTCGAAGTAGCAGCGTGGGATCGTTCCCCGCACCGCCTCGATGCCGTCCATCACCGTCAACTTTGCCACGACGGTCGGCCTGACCTTCATGGCTTGCAGCATCTCGTAGCGGGACGAGCCGGAACCCAGTTCGCGCACCAAAACATCGTGCGGGAAATAATGCCGGCCGTAGGTGTAGGGGCGCTCCCGTAGCGTCTTGACGTAATGGTGCAGCCCTTCGCCGCTGCTGTCGTAGGAGTCGATGATCCGTATCTCGTTCCGGTGGGTCTGAAAGAAGATTATTACCGTCGCGTCAGCTATGCCCAAATCCCAACTGGTGTGAACATCCAGATTGGGTTCCCACGGCACGTTGCCGATCTGGTCGTTGGCGTCGGCCCGGTCCAGGGCGTCGGCGTAGTATGCGCCGACCAATGCGGCCGCCCAACTTACCTCGTATTCCTGGGCAAATTGAGACGGGTCCATGGTGGCGCGGGCGTCTTCCAGTTCCGCGGCCGGCAGGACGTTCGTCTCCGACGCCGGCATCCGCATGGCGAACCAATCGGGTGCGCCCTTTTCCATCTGCAATATGGCGTGATCGTAGATGTCCTTGAATTGGTTTTCGCCGCGTGGCGTTCCGATCCAGAGGCACGCCCCGGTTCCAAAGTCCGACAGCGCCGGCCGGATGATCTCGGGGTAGAGGCGGGCGTTTATGTCGGCAAACTCATCGAGGACGGCAGAATCGAGGCGCATGCCGCGCAGGGCGTCCACATTTTCTGATCCGAGCAACCAGATGCGCTTGCCGTCCGGCAGGTCGATGCGTAGTTCCGCCTCATTGAAATTGACGCCGGGAATGACGCCGGCGTACTCTCTGAACATGGTCCACGCAATCCGCTTCGCCGCCGAATAGGTGGGCGCGATATAGGCGCCCTGCGCGTTCTTGTTGGGGCAGGTCAGTATGCCTTGCAACAGCCAGTTGACCGCCATCGCGGTCTTGCCGAATCGGCGATGGCATACCGCAACATTGAAACGCTTGGCGTTCTCATGGAAAACCGCCTGGAACGGGCGCGGCCGGTATGGAATGATGATCGCTTGCGGCGCCGATTTCCTAGCCATCGCTCTCCCCGTCCTCGCCCAGGAACATCAACAGCACCCGCCGGTCACCATTGTGGCTGGCGACCGAATGCGCCCGGTCGGCGCGAAAAAACTGCAAGTCCCGGTAGCCGAATATCGGGGTGTCGGGGTCTTCGCGAAAATAGAAGCCGCCGCCGGTGAAGTCCCTGGCCGGGTCTGACAGCAGCACCCGCGCCGAAACCCGGCACCACGCCATGTGGCCTTTGTTGCCGGTATCGATGTGCCAGGGATGACCGATGGATTTCTGTTCCACCCGGCAGTAGGCCGGGTCGCCTGTGGATACATCCGAATACACTTCGCGGATATGCCCGACCAGCCGGTCGATGACCCTGTGGCTGAAATTCTTGTACTGGACCGTCGCCGCCAGGTCGGCGGCTTCATCAACCGTTATGGCGTTTGACACCACGTTCATAGCCGTCAATCTGCGCCTTGCGGGCTGCGACCTCTTCCGGTGAGCGGTTCTTGTCTTTAGGCCGGCCCGTGAACGCCGTTTCCGTTTTTGCCTTTTTCGCCTTTTTCAGCGCCTTTTTCAGCGTCGGCCCGCTGGTCGATTTCAGCATGATCAATCACCTGTATGTTTTCGTTTACCGCATCCATGTTCCAACCGCATTGCGGACAGGATTGCGGGCCGGTATCCCAGCCGATTACCATCGGGCCGGAATGCGCGACCTCAAGCTTCTGCTTGGGCTGATAATGGGGTAGAAGTTTTTCGGCCGACCATTCGTCGTGCCGCATTTGCTTATCCGCCGCCATAATTTCGTCGCGGGTAGTCGCCGCCCGCAATTTAATTTCGCTTTCTTCCATTTTTATTTCGATGCCCATGACCCACGCGGCGCGGTAGAGGTCATCAAAGTCTTCATCTTTCTGGCGGAAGCGAAGTACGGCCGACCGGTTAAGACCAATGTCGGCGCACGCCTGGAGTAGGGTGCCGCCGTTCGCCAACGTATCCAGAACAGTTTGGCGTTTTCCAGCATCGTCTTTCAAAACAGGAATGTTGCGCGCCAATATGGTCACCCAAAAAAAAGACCGGCGCGGCGGCGTCGATCCTGAGTTTGTGCCAATCTTTCCAGGGAGGAGTTCCGATTGGCGGTTTAACGGAGAAAGGCGGGCTATCAAAACCCACCTTCAACCATCTTTACAGGATAAGGGTGGATGGGGTCAAGAAAAAAGACTAGTCCGCCATCCGGTAATAATCCGCGAGACTTTCCAACGCCAGGCGCAACGCCACCATGCCATCACGATCCGGCCGGCCAGCACCCTCGACGCCGGCCCAGGAACCCGCCGTATGCCCGTGACCCAGCACATGCACCAGCAAGGCGCCGAGCGGCTTGCCGACTTCCTTCACAGCCGCATATATCCGACTTCTGGCTATATGCACCGCTTCATTATCGCCGGCCGCCTTATCAACCCGCACGGCATCCAGGTTCATCGTCGCATACCGCGGCCCGATTCCAGCCCGCCAGAAGTCCTGCTGGAACAAATCGCCGGCCCGGTACTGGCGACCCGTAATCGAATTACGCCGGAAATACATCATCAGCGTATCCGCCGTCACATTCCGTACCCGCGTGGCGCCGGCGACCGCCGTCTGATCCTCGACGTAATCGCCATGCCCCCGCGCCTCGGCGGTGCCGTGGTCAAACGTCTGTGCAGCTTTCTTCTTGCGTGGCTTCGCCATCCTGTTTTTCCTTGCTGCCAAAAATACGATCCCAGCCCTCGCGGTACACCGGCGGCGGGCTGGGTTTGCGCCACCATCGATGCGGCCGCGGGTCAGGCAACTTGATGAAAATATCCCTAGCCATACTTCCCAGGGTCACTTTCCTGCTCTCTTTCGCCATCGCAGCAATCGGCAATCGGCCGTGAACATCTGCCGCAAATATATTTCGACCCCCGGAAAACCGGTCGGGTCCAACCACCGCACCAGCCGCAACGGCGGGGGGGGATCACCCCCTCAACTCCCGCCGCCTGAAAAAGAAATACGCCACCAGAACGCCGATAAGCGCAGCGGTGATGGCGATGTTGCCGACTGTGAGTATCAAAAAATAGGTCACGCAATGTTCCTGTATTCCACAGGGACCCCAGCCTTATCAGCGGCGGCGATTCCAAATACCATGCCGTTGGATATCCCCCGGTCGGTGTAGACCACCGCCGCATCGGCAACGCCCAGCCATGCCAAGCCGGCGTCGATGCCAAGGCGCCTGTCAGACGGCACGGCGTCATCCAATATCCCCGGCTGGGTATAAAGCAAATGGCTGGCTACGGGCGCCTCGCCACGCTGCAAGGCGTCACGAACGCAAGCACGGGCATACACAAGGTTCGCCGCGACATCGCCCGCATACGGGCTTTCCAGGATTACAAGACGCATGTCAGATTGGTCCTGCAATTAGGTTGGCCTCGCAAAGGCGGGTTCTGAAAATTGACATCGCAATTGGATGAGGCTCCCTATCTATACCGGGCGGCGGCTCGGCGGCGGGGGTACCCGTCCGGTTGGACCCCCCCCACCCCAAAAAAACCGCAGATTCCTGGGGAAAACAGCCGATCGATGCCGGCCTGTCAAACAGCCAGACCAACGTCAGCCAACGTGACAGATGGAGCCACAAGCCAACGAATGCATCAACAATGGCTGTCACCAATGGGTTGCCGGCCTCGATCCGCTGATGCCGTGGACTTTTAATTAATGCGCGGCGCCGGCGTTGCGTGGGCGATGGCGGCGACACCTCTACATCATAGAACCTCACCACCTATCTCCCCCTTCCACCACCCAAAGCAGCAGCACCAACCCTATGCCGAGCGCGATGATGTAGATATATGTTTCCATTTCAGAACGATATGTCATCGCCCAGATCGTTGATCTGTTCGCCATTGCCATTGCCATTGCCCTTGGCCTTGACATGGTCTGACGGCTGGTAGTCCTGGGTATCATCGAGGACCATGATGCGGCATTCCAGTTCGTTGCTGTCGTTCATAGTCATCAGGGGCAGGGCTTCCATGGTGATACTGAAGCCGTCCTTGTCGCGGAGCGGCCACATTACGCCGACCTTGGTCCACCACGTCTTGCCGTCGCGGTCTTTCCGCGGCACCACCAGTCTGTATCGGTCAGCCATTATTCTCGCCTTCCATTTTGTTAATTTCGATATCCATCACGTTTATAAAATCAAGTATCGCATCGCATTCATGTTGGGAAAAAAGCGGGTTCTCGGCTATTTCTTTAACAGCAGCAGCCGCTTGGTGCGCTGCTTCCGATGTCGGGTATTTTCTTGTTCCTTTACGCAATGCCTTTTCATCAGCGATGACGCGCTGCAATCTAAAATGCATCCGCAATCGTTGATATATCGACATGTCAGCCATTGATTGCTCCTGTAAGCCTGTTCAATATTACATCGTTCAACTGATTATTTTTGGTGGTTAGCGCGGCATTTTTTTTTCTTACTTCAGTGCTGGTTGCTTCGAGGTTTTTAATATGCTCGACCAGCTCGGCATCTCTATTTTCTGCGTTGCGTAACAATATCTCATGGTCCCAACCAGCGCATATTGCATCAGCGTGTTTGGCTAGGTCATCGTAGGTTTCGGTCAAGATCACCAGCAACTCACTGACCTTATCCATTGCGGCGAAGGTTTTGCTGTGCAGTTCGAACAGAGGGTTGTCGGAGTTGGGAAACTTATGTCGCGTGAATGGTCTTTGATCTATCTCATATGGCCGCATCAGTCTTTCTCCAATACGTTAGCGATCAATCCAGCGATGCGGCCGGCGATCTGGTCTGGCTCCTTCGACAGCGCGTCCAATTTGAACTGCCGCTTGTCGGTTCGCCATCGCAGTTCTGTCGCCAGGTCGGCCCATGCCGGAAACCATATGTTGGTGTCGGCCCAAGCCCGGAGAACGTAGACCACGATGTCGGCGGGGAAGCGTGACAGTTCATCCGCATAGGCTGACAGCATCAGGGTCAACTCGCCCTCGGTGACGTTCCGCATCTTCGTCTTCACCTTCAAGAGCGTCAGTTCCTTGAGGATCGATGGCCTTGGCATGGGTGATAAGCTTAGATTGAGCAGATTGACCGCCAGCTTGATGTCCGCTGCCGGCGCCGCGTGCGTCATCAGATATCCGGTCAGATTGAAGTCCCTGTCCACCTTCTCCGCTAGGCATTGCTGCACCGACAGCGGCAAGGAGGTCTGGAGCGCCCTGTCGGTTTCCATCGGACTTGGAGAAGTCGATGGAACGCCTGATCCAGTTGCGCCACGTTGCCGGCCAGTCGAGCTTAGTTCCGCCTCGGCCGACACTGCCAGCCCAGTAGTCCTTGAACCTGTTGATCTGGTCATGGGTTTTCGTTGCTCCTATGAGGTCGCACGCGAACTGATATTCGGTGTCGTTAGGTTGCCAATCGTCGGGCAGTCTCGTTCCTCTTTTCTTTTGGCCCCCCGGAGGGGGGGTTTTCTTATTCTTATGTCTTGTCTTAATAGGCATAGCTAACGCATCAGTGGTTTCTATAGATATCAATGGGTTGTCCTGGCCGCTCTCTGGTTCCAACTTCAACTTTAACCCCTTAGCTAAGGGCTTAGCTGGGGGGTTAAGTCGTGCTTTGCGCCACCGATTCTCTGCTGCAACGCGGGCCTTTTCGCTCCGGTCGTGGCACTGTTGAAGGGTAGCTTGGGCGCTGGTCGGCACGATGTTTCCATCGATAATCTCGATCTTGCCGGCGTCGATCAGGGACTGCCTGACGCGGCGCCATGTCCTGGGATCACACGCCAGATCGTAGGACCGTTTGCGCTTGTCATCCGGCAGGATGCCGTCGCGGGATATGTACAGATCAAGCAGATCGCAGTAGGCGCCGCGGGCATCCAACGATAGTTCGCGGGTTCCAACGATCCAGTTGTCGGGGTATCGGAGGTATGACTTAGCCATCGATATTCTCATAGGATGGCAACGTCTCCATCGGGTTTAATTTTTCTTGGGGTACGAAAAAGGCGAACCGATCCTTTTGTTTCGCTTCCCAGTATTCCTGTAATTTCCCGTCAGCGCCCCGCAACCAGCCCCTCGGCATCCACCGTCGGCCGGTCGTGTTCTCTCCGGTCATCAGAATAAAAATATCGGCATCGGGGTCTTTCTTATTGATCACGAGACATCCGTTGCGCCATGGCGTGGTCCTGACCTGATAGCCATGGACATCACCCTCGTCGGTGTCTAAGTGACCAACCACGGGCGACCAGAACTTGCCGAAGTATTTGGCTAGGGCGTATTCACCCAGGATGCCTTCAATATCAGCTTGCCACTCTACCTCTGGGCGTATGCCGTGTTGCGGCGTCCTGCTTTTATTAATGGCGCTGACCCTACGCATGACACCAGCCAAGCCAATCTGGATCAATTCCGCCGAAGAAAATACAACCTCATTCCCCACTCTGCCACTCCATCTCCGCTACCCTGCCATCCATCCAGAAATAATGCTCAATCGTCCCTGGCGCATATGGGCAGTCCGTCCCGTCCCTTGCGCTGCTTTTCCCATCCTGAAACGCAAGCCTGTTTCTCGGCTCGTCTTCGAGGCGGGGTTTCTGGGCTGGTTCGCCAATATTTGCCGATGCCCTCGGCGGCGACTTCGTTCGCATATCGGTTTGCCTCTTCAGGTGTCATTGTTGTTGCGTCCCGAACGGGCGCGGCTTGGCGGGAAAGGAAAAGAAACCGCCAAGCCGCCCGCTTCGCCTGACGGAACCGTTACCCCCGGCGGTGGTTCCGCTGGACCCGGCGCTGCCTCTAAAATAATTTGCAATCGGCACAAGGCGTTCCAGGCGACATGCGCCGCATGGGGCAGGGCGCTGCCGGGATCGTCGGCCTCGCCGGCCAATTCGGCCAGCAGGTGCCGCTGCATCGCATCGGTGTAGCGCGCCAGTTTCCCATCCACATACCGCCAATTACCGGCCGCATATTTGTCGGCGCCATGGGTCCAGACCGCGGCGACGGCCGTCAGGGCGCCCGCAAAGTCCGCCATCATGGCGCCGATCCGCGGCTTGGCCGCGTCGTATTTCACGCCGCTAGTCATAAGGGAAGACCGTTATGATCGTCGCCGGCACCGGCAGGTACAATTTGGCCGCGTCGAGGCGCACGATCTGGCTATCGTCTTTGTAGACGACGCCGTTCAGCGCGTCGGTGACCAATTTGACAAGATTATCTAAATCCGGGGTCGAAATGTGCGGCACCCAACCCTGCAACGCATCTTCCTTCTTCCCCTTCTTCCACGACTTTGGGATTTCCATCCCGAACGACAGCATGACGTTGATTGGCTTGGTGGTCGGGTCGTCGTGGAACTCCAGCGCCACCAGATTGCGGATGCGTTCCTCGGCGGCGGCGGTCTTCGCCGGCGTATATGTACGGCCGCGGGCAAAACGGGGCCGGCCCTTGGCAACGGGCGGACCATCGATGGTGAAATCGGCAAGGGGGCGTCTCATGCATCCGCCTCTAGGATTGCTCTGCCGATGGCGGCAACGACTTGCGGCACGACGGCGTTTCCGAGACATTTAAGTCTGTCCACCCGGCTGGGTATCCCATAAGCCACTCGGCCCACGTCGGGTTCACTGGGCCGCCAAGGTGGCCCACCACGAACGCTCTGTAGCGTCGGTGGGGCGCATCGACGCCGATAGCAGGAACAATAAACGGCTGCACGGTGTAGCCGCTGTCTTCCAAGTCAGCGATGCATTGGTCGCCGCCCAAGGGGTCTGCAAAAAAGCCGCGCACATTCTCGACAACGGCCCACCTAGGTTTATCAGTGGCAATAATTCGATGCATTTCCGGCCAGAGATCGCGGTCATCTTCAACGCCTTGCTGCTTCCCGGCCTGTGACCATGGCTGGCAGGGCGGTCCTCCGACGATGCAATCCACGCCTCTATATCCATCTGCATCGAGGGTTCTGACATCGTCATATTGCGGGACATCCGGCCAATGCTTGGCTAAGACCTGGCGCGCATACGGATCGTTTTCGCAGAACGCCACGGTGCGGAAACCGCCCGCCATTTCCAGGCCGAGACTGAACCCGCCGATGCCGCTGAACAGGTCTAGGACGGTCAGCATTCATGCGTCCATCGACCGAAGGTGCGCCTTGATCCGGTCGCGCAAGTGAACCTCAAGCGCATCCTCGATGATGCTGGTCACCGTCACGCCTTCACGCTTTGAAATCATCTGCGCGCCTTCAATTAACGACGGCTCAAGGCGCAGAAAATAAGGCGTTTTGTTCAATGGGGTATTTTTTTTCAAAAAACTTGCTCTGCCATGTTGACAAGCAAGATATACATCGACTATATATACATCGTCAACCCAGAACGAAATGGGTAATTAAACAGAAACAACGGAGAAAACAGATGGCCAAGAAACTCAAAACCCTGACAGTCAACAACAACACTAGGGCCAGCAAAACCGGCAAGGTAATTCATTGCCCAGATTGCTTGCACGAGGTCACCGTTTACCATTTTTCTTGGGTTGCACTCGAATGCCCCGGCTGTGGCGCCGTCGATAAAGGAAACTGGGTCATCGACGTGCCGGGTTTCGAAGCTATCCGAGACGGTGAGGGATGGAACGTCCAGTTCTTAGGCGACGGCACACAAGATTGGTTTGCCACTGAACAAAAAGCTGTCGAATGGATTAACGAGTGGCACGACATTTAGTCACATAATTATATGCCCCCAGCCCCCGGCTATTAAATTAGCGGGGGCTTTCGGGGTAGATAAACCAATTGGGAGAAAACAGATGACTAATTATTTTTTTCGGGTCCATGAAATTGATAGTCTCGACATTGGTGACCGCATTCAATTCCGCGCCGTCACCAGATGGTGCGATAGCAAGGTCTGGCGGAAGGTGAACGGTTTCTGGGGCGACGATGACAAGCCGACAGTTCGTTTCGGTGGCTGTGGCAATTTCATAGTTCACCACCACGAAATAGTCACGGTCGAGAAGGCCACCGCACAATTAAACGGAGAAGCCTAATGTCAGACCAATACGCATCCGGCATCGAACACACCGGCAAATATGTCGCCTATTACCGCGTCAGTACCCTCAAGCAGGGCGCCACCGGCCTCGGTATGGACGCCCAACGGGAAACCGTCACCCAATGGATCAATGGTGGCAACTGGGAAATGATTGGTGAATTTGTCGAGGTCGAGAGTGGCAAGAAAAACGACCGGCCGCAACTCGCCGCCGCCATCGCCCTCTGCAAAAAGAAAAAAGCCACGCTGGTAGTCGCCAAATTGGACCGGCTGGGCCGGAACCTCGCCTTCATCGCCAACCTGATGGAGAGCAAGATCAACCTCGTCGTGGCCGACCAGCCGGCGGTGAACAATTTTACCCTGCACATCCTGGCGGCGGTCGCCGAACAGGAGCGCATCGACATTTCCAAGCGCACCAAGGCGGCGCTGGCGGCGCTCAAAAAAAAGGGCGTCACCAAGGCCGGCAAGAAAATCGACCGCCTCGGCCAGCAGAACGATGCCATCCTCCGCGACATGGGCCACAACGGCCACGCCACGCAATCGGCTATCGCCCAGCAGTTCGCGGACAACACGCTGCCCATCATCGAACAGATACAAGCCGCTGGCTTGAAAACCCTGCGCGAGATCGCCACCGCACTGCATGCCCGTGGGATCAAGACATCGACCGGCCGCGCCGACTGGCACCCGCAACAAGTCAAGTCCATTTTAGACCGGAAGGGGTAGGGGGTGACGGGAATGATAAGAGAACAACCAGAACAGCGCATCGCGGTATTTACGCAAGCCGTCTGTTCTGTTAATGTTCCAAACGGCATATGAGGGCGGCGCCGGGTAAACGAGCGCCACCATATAAAAACGGAGAACAGGGAATGCCACGCACAGAAAACAGGTTTATGCTTAGTTCGCAAAAGGAGCAACTCCGCGCACTGCGACTGATGGGAACATCTGGCGCACGGCTGGCGATACCGTTATTACACACCGACCACGTCCGAAATGCCGCCAACGTCCTGATGGAACTGGCGCAGGTATTGGACGAGATCGCCGGCCGCAAAAGGCAGACCAACGTGAACAAAATGTTCGACGCCCGCGTCACCGTATATGGCGCCAATCAGGTGCTGAAAGCTTATGCGGACGGCGATATGAAGTGGCTGGCAGAAGAAACCGACAGCCGGCTAGACAAGTGGTGAGGAGCCACATGAGACTTAACTGGAAGGAGCGGAAGCATGAAACATTGTCGCATAATTTATAGTGAGGATAGAACAGAGCCAATCATACAATTTGTGAATTGGGTCTGGGGTTCAATCCTGGCAGCAGCGTTGATTTTTATCGCCTTGACGGCGGCGCTGTTGCTGTTCTCGGTTTTTGAGGTCTGATCATGGACCTCTTTGACCGATACCCGGCAGGGCCGGGTGCGGCGCCCGTTGATACATCAATCGACGCCGCAGAACAAGTACGGCCGCGGGTCAGCACGCTGCGCGAAAAGTGCCTACGGGTGCTTGATCACGGTGGCTTTACCGCCGACGAAATCGCCGACCGGTTGGGGGAAAGCATACTCACCATTCGGCCGCGCATCACGGAACTCAACAAGCTTTGCAAGATCAAAGACACTGGCGTCCGCCGGCCCAATTCATCGGGCCGGAACGCCATCGTCTGGTGTCAAGTCGGTTGAACGAAATGGCGGCGTCAAACCCGCTGACACAAACCCAAAATTACATACGACAGGAGCTATGAAATGGTTGGAAAAGTAACGGACGATAAACAGATGAGTGCATCGCGCTTGCCCGCACTATTGGGACATTCGCCATACAAATCGCGCAACGAGGAACTCCAATATTCAAAGGATGCCATCGCCGGAACCCTTGAACCTTGGGCCGGGAACGAGGCGACCGGATGGGGTAACCGCCTAGAACCGGTCTGCATCGGGACCGCCAGCGCACGGCTTGGAGTGGACAGGCTGGTGACCGAGATCACCGAGCCTTACATCCACCCGGAACTGCCGTTGCAAGCATCGCTCGACGCGGTCGGCGAGTTCAAGAAGCCGGTGACGTTCGTCACCGATCCCGACGCCGGCATCTATGTGGTCGGCGCTGACATCATTACCCTGGACGGCTGTGGCTGCATCGAAAACAAGGTGACCTCGGTCAGGCCGGAAGACGTGCCGGCGCTGCATCGCGGCCCCATCCAGGCGCAGGGTCAGATGATGTGTTCCGGGTTCAAATGGGCAGCGTTGTGCGTCCTGTATGGCGGAATCGAAATGCGGATATTCCTGTTCGCCCCGCACCCTGGCACCGTCGCCGCCATCTCGGAAGCGGTGCTGGATTTCGACCAGCGCCTCAAGACGGGCGAATGGTACGATCTGGAACAGTCCCACCCCGGCGATGCGCTGCTGCTGTACCCAGAGGCTGATGAAGAGGTTCCTATTATCCTTGAAGCAGAATGCGCGACCTTCGCCAAGGCCATAGTAACTTCTAAGGAAGCAATCAAAACGTGTGAACAGGTGATCGCTGACGCAAACTTGGCGATTCAGTCATATATGGGAAACCATGCCCTCGCGAAGTGCGGCGGTTACGAAATAAAGTGGGGGATGCGAAACATGAAGGCGCAGCCGGAAAAGACAACGCCGGCCAAGGCGGCTAAGACTGTCCGTTCCAAAACGGTTACAGTGAAGGAGGTGGCATGATGGGTATTCCAGCAACCACCGGCATGCTGACGCCGACCACGTTCGAAGGCGCCGTCAAGTTCAGTGAAGTCCTGGCATCATCATCAATGGTGCCGGCGGCGTTCAAGAATAAACCCGGCGACATCCTTGTCGCTGTGCAGATGGGGTCCGAAATCGGCCTTCCGCCGATGCAAGCCTTGCAAAGCATTGCCGTAATTAACGGCAAGCCATGCATATATGGCGACGGCATGCTGGCGCTGGTCTGCGCCCACGCGGAATATGGTGGGCATCAAGAAAGCGTGGAAGGCGAAGAAGCCACCTGCACGGTCGTGCGGGTGGTAAAGGGCAGGGACGTTGTCACCACGCGGACCTTCAGCGTCGGCAGGGCCAAGCGGGCGCTACTGTGGGGCAAGCGCGGCCCATGGACCCAATACCCCGATCGGATGCTGGCGATGCGGGCGCGGGGTTTCGCCCTTCGCGATGCGTTCCCCGACGCATTGAAGGGCATCATTAGCCGCGAAGAGGCGGAAGATATCCCAAGTAATAATAAATATAAGGATGTCACGCCGGCGAACCCGCTCGACGCCATTGCGGCGCCGAAACCGGGGAAAAAGGCCGGCGAGGTTGAGGCCACAGAGGCTTCAGAGGTGGTTGATGGCCCCACGGTGCCGGAAGATACGCAAACGCTTGAGGCGTCCTCTGAGCCGGCCCTAGAGGAAATGGACCCAGATGCCCCGGCGTGGGAGTTGATCATGCCCAATGACGGCGAGGGTGATCCGCATATCGACATCTGTGGGTCTGTTTCGGAATGGATTGGGACGTTTACCGACGTGGTATTGTCGATCGCCGACGATGAGGTGCGGAAATTTAAAGTTCGCCGGCATGACATCGCCGAGTTCAAGAAATTGAATGACGATACGATTGACCGCATCAAGGATGAAGCCCCGGCGAAGGCGGAACAGCTTGCCAAGGACTACAGGCGGGTGATCAGCATGCTGAGTGCCAAGGCGAAGGAGTCGGGGGAATGAAAGCGGGCCTGACCAAGCAGCAGAGCCGGTGCCTGGAGTTCATCAAGGGGTATCTTGCGACCAATTGCAACGCACCTAGCTATTTGGATATCATGGATGGGCTGGGGCTGGCATCGAAGAGTGGCGCCTATCGGCTGGTGACCGCCCTTGAGAACCGCGGGTATATAATACGGTTGCCCCACCGGGCCAGGACCATCGCCATCGTCGCAGACGTTGACACAGAAGTTCCGCGGCTGCGCCAGATCGCGGCGGCGTCGAAGTCATATTTCCAGGCGCACGATGCTTGGCAGGTTTTTCGCCGACGCCATCCACATCACGAAGACAATTCGGAGTATCATGCCCCGCTGGTCTCGGCGCGGTTCAACAAGTTGAAGGAGCTATCAACATGAAAACACGCGATGTCGCCACAATTGCGCTGATCATTATCACAATCGTGATTTTCATAATAAATAGAGCCTGACCTCCAGCGTCCGGGCGTCTTTATATTTTGAACCCCATGTTTTTTTTCTTGCCCTTGGGATCAATGGCGACAACATAGCCAAAGCTATTGCCGACATAAACTTGATAGACAGCACTGGCTAAACCGGCCTGATCTGTGTAGCGCAGCACCCGTGCGAATGGAACCAAAAAGAAGATGCGCCGAAGTATTTTGCAAGTGGGTATTCTGGACACCAAATTTCTTAATTCAGCGGTGTGCTGTTCACCGGTCCTGCCCTCCTTGAACATATCGATATTGACGAACCTGATCATGTCATCTTTGTCTTCGCAGACGAACCTAGTGGGAATGAAGGCAGGGAGAGTGTCCTTGATCGCGTCCTCGACAGTTTCCATTTCCATTTCTGGCTTGGTGGGATCGGCAACCGATACGCAACCACTAATTAACAGGGCGGCTAATATCGTCAAAAGTTTCATCGAGAAACAACTCCCGCTCCATGGATCGGCGGCGAACAAGCCCACGGTAAATACGCCCGTTGGCGCGGCGCCACTTTGGAAATTCATCGGCTGCATCGAGCCGATGCCCACGGTTAAGTTTCATGCGGAGTGTTGATCGTTGCAGGTTGCCGGCGCCCACGTTGTAGGTGAACGATACCAGTGCGCTATACTCGTTTTCATTCAGACCCACTTTGACCAGACGCGAGACAAAGTTTTCCGTAGCCACGACATCGCGCTCAAGAAAAGCCTCTGCATCGGCCCGCGTAATCGGCGCCATGTCCATCGTGAGAGGTCGATTATCCCAGCCACGGGTAGTGCCATGGCCCACAGTAACAACGCCCCCAACATCAAAATACGGTCGACGGCGGAAACCTTCGCAAACTTTGATGATGTGAAGTCCAGCATCATTTGTTCGCATTTCGACCGAACCTACGGTCGCCGAACCAGAACGAGATTATGGCGGCGAAAATTGCCATGAAATCCTCATCGAGTATCTGGCGCAGGGCGTCGATGGTGACGCCGTCCTGGCGTATCAACAGGAACGCGATCGCGTATGTGATGATGCACCACTCGATGACGAACAAGTAAGTGACTATCGGCCGCACGCTTGATGAAAGGTTGATGAAGAACTTCGATGCCTTGCGGACCACGCTGGCATGCTCTTTATGAACCGCCTCGATCTCGCGTATGTTGGCTTCGATGGCGGTCTGGTCCAGTTTCACCTCGGCTTGGGCCTTCATTATCTGAAGCTCATGCACCTTGTCGGACTTGTCTTGGAAATATTCCATCACCTTGGGCATGAACGATGTTCCAAAGCCCAGCAGTGATCCGAGAAGTGTCAACAATTCATTTACTCCTAAGATAGGTTAGATACCGGGCGCCGGTCTTGATGTCGGCGAATGGATGGATAAATTCCGTTTGGCTTTCGGCCTTGGGATCGATGACCAGCATGATGGATGCACCGTGCCGGTTGTCTCGAAACTGGTGGATCGCCGCCCAAGCATCGATCCACTTGTAGCCACGCGCCCGCATCATTGTTACCCACCTGCCGTCATCCAATTCTTCCTGGGTGATGGCGCAGTTATGGTGGTGGCCGGCGACATATACGTCGGCGTTCTCTTCCCACAGCGCCGCACGCTTTTGGCCGTGCAATTTATTATAAATGCTGGTGCCTTTGTGGTTGTGCGCCGCGTCGATGCGCGCCTCTTTCTTATTCGGGAACACCAACTTAAACTGCGCTCGCCAATCCAACATTGGTATCTGATGGGCGTTCAATGTCTTTAGGTATGTGCCGAACTCGCTGTCCATCATCTCATGGTTTCCCATCAACCAGATGACCCACGGCACGCCGCTCTCTTCCAAGAACCACCGCGCCAGGCGGCGCTCTGTTTCGCGAGAGGTATCCTGTTCCGCGTAAAGTTTTACAAGATAGCCGCCCCAATTATTGGCGGTGTCGCCCAAATTGACGGCTTGTATCCCCGGCACGGTCGCCATGGTATGGCAATCCTCGCGCAGAAGCTTGATGTTGCAGCCGTTGTCGCCGATGTGCGGATCGCCAACAAACGTGAGGCCCATCGGCTCGTTAGTCGGCATCCTGATGCTGAACCACTTTACCGCGGCGTCATGTTCCAGCCGCTTCTCAAACCGATGCTCCATGTGGTCGAGGATTTCCTCGGCCTCGATATCTTCGTCAGGGAACACCGGCAGGGTAGGGGCGGGCGGCGGCGCATCAGGCACCCGCAACAGGCGCTGAACCTTGGACCTGTTGATGCCCATGGTTTCGGCGATTTCGTCCTGGCTCATGGTCTCACACAAAAGCTTCGCCATCACCACATCTACATGGTCAGCCGTATAAATCCGGGCCATTAATTTATCTGACCCTCGATCTTGGCAAGCCTCTCTTTAGTGTCTATTGATAATTCTTCCAACTGGGACCACAGTCTGGCCGTGCCAGTGTCATATTTGAGCGAGAACGCTTGGACGCCGGCCTTGAGTTCGCGCAAATCCTCGGCCATGTTTTTGATGTCGGCAGCGATGGTGGCGGCGGCGAGCTTATCAGCCAACAGCGAATCGGTTGCTGCAAGGCACCGAGATAGCTTGAAGCGGCCCTCACCGATGGCGGCGGCCATCCCTGCCACCACCAGCAAAAAGCGCCAGTCTTGGAGGAGCGTCTCAAGCATGACGTTAAGGTTTCGGATGCGCGGCCTTCACAGCCGCAACGTGATCTTTGAATGTAGTAGTATCGTTGACTTGGTCCCAATACAACATGTCGAGTTCTGCGCCGATGTTACCGTAGGCATCGCGGCGCTCCCTATGGACTACCTCCAAATCAATAGTGGCTTGGACCTCCGACTCTTTAGCCAGAATCGCAGCCTCGGTTGGAATGGGTCGCCGGTCTTCCCATGTTGCGACCAGTGTCTCATACGAACTAGCATTCCGATAAAGAACAGGGACATCAAGGATTAAACCAATAGCCATAGGAGCAAGCTGATTAAATAGTAAAGCCATTATTCTTTCTCCAGGTAAACGAAACCGCCTAGATCAACTTCACCTGTTACGCTGCTTTCGGCGGGGATGCTGCCAGTTTGGTTTTGTGTGTAAATCTGCAATTCTATATTTTTAGTCGATCCCAGCGTAAATCGGGCCACTCCGACTGAGGGGGCGGTTTCGTCTGAAGCCAGACGAACATAAGACCCCATACCTAGCGTCGAACTGTCGGAGGTATTGTATAAACGAGAGTGAGCCTGTTGCACCCCCGACCCATTCATTACCTGAAGCATCCAATGTGCGCGATAAGTTCCAGCCCCAAGAGCGATGACACTGGACGATAGGGCGCCGTCGCCGCCACTGTCTGCAACCTCTGTTGTGAGTTGAAAAGTTCTCCATGCGCCCACGGCGTATGTGGTCGCCCCATCTCGATTTTCATAAAGAAGAAAATCACCACCACCGCCAGCACCCGGAGCGGTCGCAGCAACTTGGTAAGATATACACCGATAATCACTACTGGCATATTCATAGAATAGTCCGACGTCACCCGCAGCGGTTGTAATGTTGGCAGCGCCAGGCAAGATCAAATCAGTAGAATGATGTGTCAAAACCAATGCGGCATCGAACTGAATACAAATCATCGAGCCAATGCCAGTCGAGGCAAATGAGGTAACGGTCGTGGTGCCAGTCACGTCTATGAAGGAACCGTCTTTCAACAAGGGTAATGCGGTAGTGCTGGCGACATCGGCGCCGACGTTGAAGCGGACCAGATCGCTCATATGGATCAGGCCGGTTCCCTTGCTTTCAAGGTTTAGATCAATGTTGCTATCATCACCTGCCGAGCGCAGGATTGGACCACCCCCCGTGGCTTGGTTCTCTATGTTGACATGGTTGACTGCACTGCCGTCTTCCGTGAAGGTCAGCAATTCGCGGGTGCCGTCACCGATGACCTGACCATTAACGTCGAGATGACCGCCGAGTTGTGGGCTGGTATCGTCAACAAGATCGGACATATCGCCGCTGCCGGCGGCGCCGGTGTCACCTTTCTGTGCAACCAGTTCCCACTTGGAGGCAGTCAGGTCCGTAGCAAATGTTCCTGACGTATGCGCGACGATGCAGATATATGAACTGCCAGAACTACTAACAATATCGTTCAACACATACGCCGTTGTGGTAGTCCACGCGCCTTTCCAATCGCCGATTGTGGTGGTCAGTTCCACGTTGCCGTTGCTGTCGAAGCCCATATTCTTGTTGGCACGATCCACCGAGCTTGCAAACGTCGTTGTCAACGCGGACGCATCGGTCTCTGGAAATTTGATACACCGATCCAGAACAGACTGCAATTCGTTGCTTATCATAATGCCGCGATCTAACGCCGTTTCATGCGTATCGGCGGCGAACGGATCGTTGGTGATATAATCGGTTGTTTGTTTTTTCGTGGTATTCCGCCGAAGATGCCACTCGACGGTCGTGGCCGGCGCCGATGCGGCGATGACCGTGCCGGTGCTGCCATTGCCGCCGGTCACGGTATAGTGACTCGTATAACTTTTCGTGGTTTCGGCACCCGTCGCGATGACACGCTCGACCACGGTCAGTTCCGACGTGGAACCTGTACCTTGAAAGGCGAACCCCGTCGCGAACTCGGTCGTGGACGCATCGCCTGTGAAGCTGGCGGTATTCGCGGTTGCTC